TTAATCATGAAGATAGAGAAGAAGGAAAGAGCGAGAAAGACCTCTTTCCTTTTGCTATTTTAAGGGTTACTAAGTTTGAGCAGACTAGAAATGGAATCGATAACTATGATGTACCAGTAGATTTAGAAGTGTGGATAGGCACTAAAATGGAAGATGAGAAAGATTACCTAAGTAACTTATCTATCGGAGATTACTTGAAAAAGGAGTTTCTGAATGAAAGTACAGTAGATGGAAAATTTGCTGTGGATCAATCTTTTCCATTTTCTATAGAATATTTTACTGCAGAATCGGAGCCTTATTTTTACTCCGTTTGTAGATTTAGAGTATTTGGAGTACCTGAAAACTACTTGGAAGGGGATAGTATGAAAACATATATTTATGTAGGTAAAAAGCTAGATTTACCTGAGTTTCTCTTTGTTAGAGGGACTGTATATTTTGGAGAAGAAATTGAAAAACTTATTGAAAAATATCCACTACTTGGGAGATTATTAATTCCTGTAGAAGATTATCCAAAAATCAATAAGGACTATCAATATTTTGATTCTATTGTTGATGAAATAAAAATTTAAAAAATTTCTCTTGACTTTGTAGCAACAAGATGTTATTATAATTTTGTAGCAACAAAGTGAGGTGATTTTATGAAAGCTACCGATAAATCAAGTTCTAATAAAGATTATATGCTTAGAGTTAGGATGGATAAGGAAGTTTTAAAGAAATTAGATGATATTTCCATTGATAAAAATAAAAGTCGTTCTGAAACTGTAAGAGAATTAATTGAAAATGAATTTGAAAAAATTAAAAAATAAAGTATTGCTACACCGTCCAAAGTTCACAATACTTTATTTGCCAAGAAGTTTCCCTCTTATGAAATCTATTATATCATAAGTGGATACTTCTATCAATTATAAATTTTGAATGGAGGTATTTTTATTATGTATGCAAATATGGAAAAAGTAATCAAAGAAAGTAGAAAACACTTAACAACTCATTATGATATGACATTTGACCAATTAAATGATATTAGAGATAATTCAAAAGGTATCTTTGAAATGATAGGAACAGCTTTTATGTTTGGATTTGGTCAAGGTATGAAATATCAAAAGAAAAGAGGTAAGGTGAATAAAAATGGCAAATAATTTGATTACAAAAAGTGAAATAACAAGTTTGGAATTATTGGCTGAAATAAATAAGTTTAGAAAAGAAGAAGGAATTAAAAAAGAACTAGGACATAATGATTTACTAAAAGTTATAAGAGATGAATTTTCAGAAGAAATCAACGAGGGAAAAATTTCCCCCGTTACATATAAAGATAAAAAAGGCGAAAAAAGACCTATGTTTATCTTAACTTTATCTCAAGCAAGACAAGTTTTAGTAAGAGAAAGTAAGTTCGTCAGAAGGGCAGTTATACATGTCTTAGAAAAGTTAGAAAATCAAGGATTAGAAAATAATCAACAAAAGAAATTACCTTTTTCAGAAGTTAAACCTACAACTTGGAGAGGTATTCCTGTTATGGAAGTTAAGGAATTAGCGGGTATTACTGGGATAAGTAAATATTGTATACACACTATGTTATTTGAAAATAAATTAACTCTTAGAAATAAAGAATTTGAAGAGTATAAAAATGAAAATAATCAAAAGTATTATGGCTCTTCAAGTTCAATAAGTATTTTATATAAGGAAATAGTCATATTTCTATTGAGAAAATATGGAATGTATAACAAATATAAAGATTTCATAGATAATTATTTTAAAACTAACAGCATAATTGAATACAAAGGTAAAGCAAAAGATGAGTTTGAACATTTGATAGCTGAAGCAACTAGAATAAAAGCAAAGTTATTAAGAGAAAAAGCAGAAATAGAAGAAAAATTAACGAAACTAAACAAAATGGGATTAACTAATTAATCAACACCAAGAGGAGTATAAAAGCTCCTCTTTTTTATTATAAATTAAATAATAGGAGGTAGAAATGTATAAACACGGTACATACCAACAAGAAGGGGCTACAGCCTTTCAATTACCTGTGGTTTTAGATTATGGGCATTTTATAGTTGGAACAGCACCAATTCACAAAGTTAAAGTAGAAGATAGAAAAGTAAATGAAGTGATAAGAATAGGGACTTATCAGGAAGCTATCCAATACTTTGGAGATACTTATGATTTAGATTTCTCTATATCACAAGCAATCAAAGTTTTCTTTGAATTGTATGCCGTTGCACCACTTTATATAGTTAATATTTTAGATTTAACTGCACATAAATCAGAAAAGAAAACACTTGCTAATAAAGTACTTGAAAAAGGAAAAGTGCTAATACCAAGTCACAAGGTAATTCCAGAATCTGTAGTAGTTAAAAATGCAACAGGAAAGCAAGTTATATCCGATGCAAGAACGGTTTACACTGCTGAAGGATTAGAAATTTATGCAACTGTAGCTGGAAATAATGTAGATATAGAATACGAAGAAGTAGACTTATCTAAGGTTACAAAAACAGAAGCTATCGGTGGATTTGATAGTACAACAATGAAAAGAACGGGGCTAGAATTAGCAAACGAAATTTTCTTGAAATATAGTGAATTACCTGCTTTCATAGATGTTCCTGATTTTTCACATGAAAGTGATGTTGCAGCTATCATGGAAACTAAAGCTAAAACATTAAATGGTGGAATGTTTGAAGCAATAGCATTAGTAAATGCTCCAGTTGACAAGAAATATAACGAGCTTGTTGAATGGAAAGAAACTAACAACATTCTAAGTAATGACCAAGTATTGCTATACGGAAAAATCAAACTTGCTGGAGAAGTATATTATCAATCTATACACTATGCAGCTTTATCTATGAAAGTTGATGGAGAAAACAACGGAGTTCCAAGTCAAGGACCTTCTAACTATTCATATAAAATGGACGCTTTTGTATGGAAAAATGCAAGTGGAAAATATGAAGAAGTTAGATTAGATAAGGAGCAACAAGCCAATTTCTTAAATAAAAACGGTGTTGTTACTGCTATAAACTTTAAAGGTTGGAGATGTTGGGGATCTGAAACAGCTAAGAATCCTTTAGCAACAGACCCAAAAGACAAGTACATTTATGGTCGTAGAATGTTTAAATACATTGGAAATGAACTAGTTATATCATATTTTAATAATGTGGATAAAAAGTTCAGTTTAAAAATGGCTGAAACAATGAAAAAATCTATGAATATTAGATTAAATGCTCTTGTTGCTGCTGACCAACTACTATCAGCTAAAGTTAATTTCTATGCTGTAGATAATAGCTTAATAGATATCATAAATGGAGATATTACTTGGACTATAGAACTTGGAATAATACCAGGAGCAAAATCTATAACTTTCAAGAAAGTTTATGATGTTGATGCATTACAAAAATTTGCTGAAAGCTTAACAGCTTAAAAAGGAGGGAAATAATGGGAAGAAAACAAATACCTAATGCTCTTATAGATGCTGAAACATATTTCAATGGATCTAATGACCTTGCTGGAATATCTGAAGTAGAGTTGCCTAACATTGAGTATGATACAGTTACTTCTGAGCAAATGGGATTGACTGCTGAATTAGAAGTTCCTTTAATGGGACACTTTAAGAAATTAGAAGCTAAAATTAAAATGGACTGCGTAGATGAGTCGATACTTGCAATTAATAATGGGAAATCTATTTTAGTTGAATGTAAAGGAGCAGCTCAGGCTATGAACAGAGAAACCCATAGTGCTGATGTTTATGGAATAGATGCAACTTTCAAAGGTTTAATTAAGAAAATGGACGGGCTAAAAATGAAGCCTAGTGGAAAATTAGAGACATCTATAGACTTATCTGTGACATATTTCAAACTTGAGATTGGTGGAAAAACAGTTGTAGAGATAGATGTACTTAACAATGTAAATGTAATTCAAGGACTTGCTAACCAAGCAGTTAGAAAATACTTAGGATTAAATTAAGGAGGACTTAAATGAAAGTAAAGTTATCACAAATATATAATTTCGGTGGAAAAGAATTCGATGAACTAGATATAAATATTGAAGAAATGACAGGGAAAGATTTTATGCTGTGTGAAAGGGAATTTAAGGCTAGAAACAAAGAAGCAGGAGCTGTAAAAGAACTAGAAGACTCTTGGGCTATAACTGTAGCAGCTAAATCAATTGGAGTTAAGTATGGAGACTTACTTAATCTTATATCTACAGACTACTTGAAAGTGGTGAATGGGGTAAAACGTTTTTTGAGTCAAGGCTGGGAAGACAAAGAGGCTCAGAAGGATACTACAGAGGAAGTAATAGAGGAAACTGGTGCTTAATCTATCTGGATATGATAACAGAGCTTTTAAGAGTTCTTAATTACTTTAAAGTTAATGTAAGCTACGATTCTATGTTGGATTGTAGCTTATATGAACTTGACTACTGGATAGCTAGAGCAAATAAGTTTGTAGAAGAAGAGGAAGAAAGACAAAATAAAGATGGTAATTAAAAAAAACTGCACTTAGTTATAGGTGCAGTTTAAAGTTTATTTATTGTTATTTTCTCTAATAAATTCATCTGTAGAAAAAGGAGCTTTGAACATAATATACCAAGTACCAAAGAAAATTAATGTTAGAATTATTTTTCCTTCAATAAAAGTGTATAAACCTAAAATCATATATGAAAGAGGTGTTATAAAGCCCATGACAAAGATAAGCCCCAATAACACTATTGTACAAAAAAGAGAAGCAAACAGGTTAATTATATTTTTTTTCATCTTTCTTATCCCCCTTTAGATTAGTTTTTATACTTACTATATAACATTTCTTTAATTAAAAGTCAAATAATTTTATTAGGAGGTGATGTGCATGTCAAAAAATTTTGCTTTGCAATTTTTGATGGAAGTTGCTGGGGTAGCAGGTTCAATTACTGCTTTATCAGCTGTTGCTAGTAAAACAAAAGAATTAAAAGACAAAACAGATGAATTATCTAATACGCAAAAAAAATTAGAAGATATGAGTAAACTCCATAAAAATTTTCAAAATATGAATAAGGAATATGCAAATGCAGTAAAGCAATTAGCAAAATTAAAAGAAGAATATGTAAGAAGTGGGCATGGGAATGCTGAATTTGCTAAAAAAGTTAAAGAAGCAGAAAAACATGTTGATAGATTAAATCAACAAAAACAAAGACAGGCACATTTATTTAAAGCTGCTAGAAGTGAACTTGAAAAAAGTGGAATAACTTTAAAGAATTACAAGCAAAAATTAGAAGAAGTTAACAAAGAATTGAAAAAAGAATTAGAATTCAATGAAAAATTATCTAAACATAACTTGATGGCTGATGAAGGTTCTAAAATACATCAAAAAGGAAAAGACCAAATCAAAACTGGAGCTGTAACTCTTGCGGCATTAGCTGTTCCAGTAAAGATTTATATGGATATAGAGGAATCGCAAGCAGATTTGAGAAAAATATTAGGTGAAGAAGCAGAGAAATATTATGGTAAACTAGCAGAAATTTCAAAAAATAACCCCTTGTCACAAGTAGAAATAAATCAAATAGCGGGTAGTTTGGCTCAATCAGGAATTAAAGGCGAGGATATAGTTGCTTATACAGAAATGGCTGGAAAAATGAAAGTGGCATTTGATATTTCTACAGATGAGGCAGGGACATTCCTTGCTAAAACTAGAGATCAATTAGATTTATCTAAAGATGAGCTTTTTTCATACATGGATACTTTGAATATGTTATCAAATAATTATTCTGTTACTGCTGCACAACTTGCAGATGTATCTGCGAGAACAGGTGGGTTTGCTAAATCTATAAATCTATCCAAAGAGTCTAACATGGCTTTCGCTACATCTCTTATATCTACTGGAGTGACTGCAGAGCAAACAAGTACGGTATTAGGTAAGCTATATTCTGAATTATCACAAGGAGCTAATACAAAGAATAAAGCCGCTGCATTAGAACACCTAGGATTTGACCCTAGAACGATAAACAAAGAAATGGCTGAAAATGCTGAAGGTACTATCTTAAAAGTACTAGAAAGAATTAAGAATTCAGATGTCGCAGACAAATCAGCGTTAATTAGTGATATTTTTGGAAGTGATAAATCAGTAATTAATGGATTATCAGTATTATCAGAAAACTTAGATGGAGTTAAGGAAAAACTAGATAAAGCAAAACAAGCTGTATCCGAAAATGAAAGAGTTAATGGCGAGTATCAAGACAGAATAAACACTCTAACTAATCAAATGAAAATATTAAAAAATAATTTTGTTAATAGTTTAGCAGATATCGGAAAGAGTGTTGCTCCAGAATTAAAAGAAACAGTGGATTGGCTTACTGGAATTATGAAAGGCATTGCTAATTTTATCAAAGAAAATCCCAAGTTAGTAAGCTTTATTTTTAAATTGGTAGCAAAATTTGCTCTTTTAAAAATTGTTTTAGGTGGTTTTAATTACTTGTTTGGACCTTTATTGACAGGAATATCTAAACTAGGTGCTTTTTCTGATGTTGCACAAAAATTTGGCTTTATTAAAGCTTTTAAAAAATTCTTTCCTCTAGGAGGTAAATTTGTATCTTTAATGAAATATATCGGAATGGTTTTAAAAACTACTTTTATAACAAATCCTGTTGGATTATTTATATTAGCTATTATTGCTGTTATAGCTATATTTGTGCTTTTATATAAAAAGGTAGAATGGTTTAGAAACGGAGTTAAACTTATCTTTGGGGGATTCATAGAATATATAAAAGGCTTATGTAAAATAGTAATTGGGATATTTACTTTAAATGGAGATATGATAAAAGAAGGATTCCACAATGTAGTAAATGGAATTAAGAAAATATTTTCAGGGGTAGTTCACATAGTTAAGAATGTATGGAAGATTGTGAAAGATAATCTTAAATCTATATGGGATTGGATAAAGACTAAGTTCAAAGAGATCTGGGCTAAAATTAAAGAATATAGTGTTATGTTTATTCCATTTGTTGGGGTTTTTATACTGTTGTACAAGAAATGTGAATGGTTTAGAAACGGAGTCAATGCTGTTTGGATAGCTATTAAAAATGCTTTTGCTAATTCATGGGAATGGATTAAAAATAAATTCAACAGTTTAATTGAAGTTGGATCTAAGGCTTGGAATGGATTGAAAGATGGAGCTACAGCTATCATAGACAAAATCAGAGAAGCTTTCAGTGGTTTTTTTGATTGGTTAAACAACAAATGGGAAAGTGTTAAAAACTTTGGTTCTAAATTAAATCCTTTTAATTGGTTTAAAGGAGATGGAGAAGTAGCCCAAAACTACTCAGGTACAAACTACTTTGGAGGTGGACTTACAACTCTTGCTGAAAGAGGTGCTGAACTAGTAGAAATGAATAATAATTCTTTCTTAGTAAGTTCTCCATCTATAGCTAATTTACCAAGAGGAGCTAGAATTCTTAACAATTCACAAACTAGAAGTTCTTTATCTTCAAGAGTATCGTCTTTAAAAGATAGAATTAATAGTATTTCTAATAATTCAAAAACAGTTATAGGCGGGGATACAATAACTATCAACATCAATGGCGGTTCTGGAAATACTACAGACATTGCTAGAGAAGTTAAAAGAGTACTTGAAGAAATACAAAGTAAGAAAAGAAGGACGGCGATAATATGAGAAAAGTAAAAGTCTATAAGACAGTGAGTGGAGATACTTGGGACTTGATAAGTTATAAATTATATGGTTCAGAACAGCATTTTCACCAGCTAATGAGGGCTAATCTTAATTTATTGTCTATTGCTGTATTCGATTCTAATATTCCTATCATAGTGCCTGAGCTAGATACTAGCATTAATGCTGTTGACACATCTAAATTACCGCCTTGGAAAAGATAAAACATAATAATATTGATTTTATAAATATATTATAGAAATAAATAAAATCTGAAATCTAAGAGGAGTATAAAAGCTCCTCTTTTTTTATTGCAAAAAAGGAGGGTCGATTGAAATGGGATAGCTAGAAATATAAAAATAATAGTCTTTTTTGAAGGAGTAGACATCACAGAAGAAATACAGCCAAGTATCTCGTCTATGACTTACACAGATAACTCAAAAAATGCTGTAGATGACTTAGAATTAGATGTTGAGAACTTAGACTATAGATGGTTGAATGAATGGTATCCTGACGAAAATTCCAGGCTATTAGTTGGAATCCAACAAAATGAAAATGGTAAATCTAGATTCTTAGACCTTGGAATTTTCTATGTAGATGAGCCTACTTTTAATAATCAAAGACTTTCGCTTAAATGTTTGGCGTTACCATTAGACCAAACTATAAGAGAGCAGGTTAATAGTGTGGCTTGGGAGAAAATAACTCTATCAGAACTTCTATCTAAAATAGCAACTAAGCATGAATTAAGTTATGAGCTGCATTGTGATAATGCTTTCTTTGATAGATTAGATCAAGATAGAGAAACAGACTTAGGATTTTTAAAAAGAATTCTATCTGAAACAGCTCTAAGCTTGAAAGTTACTGATGATAAATTAATAGTCTTTAACGATGATGCATTAATTGATAATGATAACATCGATATTTTTAGCATAAATGATCCTCGCGTTAGGAGCTTTACTCTAAAGAAAAAGAACCAAGGAGTTTATGATAAAGTTGAGGTTAGCTATTATGATGCAGACAAGAAAAAACACATTGTAGAGACAATTACTAAAGAAGAACTTGAGAAGAGAAATGAGGTAAAACATGCTTGATGATGGAAGTGGATATTTAGCTTTTAAAGAAAAAGCTAACAAGACAAAATCTAAAAAAAGAGTAAAAAAAGCTAAGACTAAAAAGATTAAAACTAAAGGAAAATCAGAAGCTAAGAAAGTGGCAGAGAAAACTCTAAAGGATAGTTTGAAACAAGAGTACTCTATTAACTTAACAGTAGATGGAGATGTTATGTACTGTGCTGGTTGCATTATAGAACTAGATGACAGCTTTGGTAGATTTGCTGGAAGATATGTAATTGATAAAGTTATTCACAATATCGATGGAGACTACTCTTGTGATATAGAAGCTTTTAAAGTTGGTGCTAGACAAAATGCTGAAGAGAGAGCAAAAGCAATAGATAAAGCTAAAAAAGATAAAGCAGAGAAAGAAAAGGCTAAAACTGCAAATATAAGAAAAAATGAAAGAGAAAAAAGAAAAGCAAATAAGATTAAAAGTAAAAAGGTGGTGAGTAAGAATGCTGGATATGTTGAAACAAGGGGAAGTAAATGATATAGACATAGCTAATGGTAAAGCAAGAGTTATATTTCCTGATAGAGATAATAAAATTTCAGATTGGTTAAATATCCTGGTTCCATTCTCAGAGTCACATTCAGATAACTATCATCTTGAGAAGGGTCAAACAGTTATAGTCCTATCATTGCCAGATATGATGGAGCAAGGTTACATCTTAGGTTGCCCTATGAGGTCTTCAGACATTTCTGAAGGAGAAGTAAAAAGGACATTCTCTGATGGTGGATTCTATTCTTACAAAGATGGAGTTTTGACATTGTCCCCTGTCACAAAAGTAGTTATTACCGCAGATGTTGAGTTAAAAAAGACATTAACTGTAGCTGGAGATACTACTTTTAAATCTGATACAAATACTAAAAGTACTGCTATGTTAGATGGTATTAACCTTAACACGCATACTCACGGTAATGTAAAAGCTGGAGGAGATATGTCAGGAGGTCCATCATGATAGGAAGCTTAGGAGACATAATTTTTTATGCTAGTGACTTAAATGTTTTTTCTTTAAAGAAGGAATTATCGAGAAGTAGAAAAGCCAAAATTACTCAACATGAACCAATTTATGGTATTGGGAAAGTAAGACAGCAAGGTAGAGAATTAATGGAAGTTAGTTTGTCTATAGAGCTAATAGCTGGGCTTACTAAAGCTCCTAGTGTACACTTACAAATGTTAAAAGACTTTATGGAGTTGGGAAAATATGCTCCATTAATACTAGGATATCACGTCATTGGAGAGTTTCCATTTCTAATAACTGGAATTGAAGAAACATTATCGCATTTTAATGCTGCAACAGGAGAGTTTGACTACATTAACTTAGATATAACTTTACTGGAGTATGTAGATGACCCTTTACAGTATCAAAAGAAAATAGAGTACAGGCAAACAGCTAAGACTATTCTTGGAGTTGAGTATGAGGACACTGTAAAAAATCTACAAAAGAAGGTGTTTAAATTATGATATTTTCTATAAATTCTAAAGATGAAATAAACTATAATCCACAAAATGAGATAGAAGATGTAGTAAGAAATGTACATATGATACTAAGAGTTACAAAAGAAGAACAGCCTCTAATGAGAGATTTTTCTTTGGATAGTGATATGGTAGATAAAAACATTCCTGTAATTAAAAATAAACTTA